ATTAACATCTGTACCGGCAGCAATTTCTAAGCCGCCGCCGTTAGCACTAGTATTTGACGGGCTTGCTGTCTTAGCTAGAATAATAGTTTTATCACTAACATTAATTATTGCAGAATTAATAGTAGTAGTGGTGCCTTCAATCGTTAAATCTCCACGAACTCTAACACTACCATTTACATCTAAAGTTGCTGTTGGGACCGTTGTATATATACCAACATACTTGCCAGACGCATTAACATATAATGCCGAAGTTTGGCTCGTTGAATTTAGCATGTTAAGCGAAAAATTCTGATTTGTAGAATTTGATTTAATTTCAAATAACGAGTAGTTAACATTTATTTCAGTACTAGATGCTTGTCCTAATACCAACGGCGTACTATTTTGTATTGTCAATGAGCCTACGGTTGAAGAATCACCAACTGTTGTTACAAAATTTGACGATGATAATAGTGTGCCAGTTGGGCTGATTAATGCACTTGAAGAACTTACTGGAACATTAAACGATATTCCAGGCTTGTTGCCGACATTAAATCCAGAAGTAATTGCTCCGGAAAATCCAGTAATTGCTGTAAGTGGTGTAAAACTGTCTTTACTAAAAATACCAAGTATCGTACTAGCAACTTTGAGATAACAGATTGTATGGCTAACTTTATTAGTGTCTACTATATCTTCAACAATAAATCCTGTTTGTCCCTGAGCATTAGTGTATATAGGGCCTGCTAATTTTGTCGAGTTACCGTCATTAAAATACAGTTGCTGGCGTAAACTATCTATCCAGATATCCCCGGTTGTTAGACTACTGGGAGCTGTCGGAGATACTGTTGTTCCGCCGGTGACTTTAAACTGTACTCCGTCGTATATTTTTAATCGATTATCATTAGTATCAAACCAAAGTTGTCCGGTTATAGGATAGTTTGGTTGGCTAGTATTAGCAAAATTTTCTAGTAGATGTACAAAGTTATCATTAAAAAAAACTCCGTAACCTGTAGCATTTTTTGCTATTAAAGTTAAGTCAGTCGTTGTTTGGTCAATCGTACCATCAATCAATTGAGTTAATGTTGTGCCGTTGGTTTTTAATATATTGTAACTCATTATAAAGCACCAGTAAAGATTATGTAATTAATTGTTGCATAAGGGTTCATTGTTGAAAATCCTTCACCCAATGAGTTTGCTATAACTGATCCACTGCTGGGGTATCCTGACCCAGAACTAGTAGTTGGCAAGCCTAGTCCCGGAACTGCATTTGGATCGGGGCCTGCGCCCGGTAGTCCGGCTGCATAATATTGGGCATTTCCACTACTTAAATTATGAAAGTGATCCGGAAGATTGTTTAATGCTAGTGTTTGAGTTTGACTTCCTAAGCCTGTACCAATCGTGTCTGCTGTAATGTCTGTTACTCTGTTAGCTGATCCGCCGCCAGTTTGAATTTGTGTTCCGGATCCATCTTTACTAGGTACAGTAATACCATTATCCATGTTGTCACGACCCAATGCAAATCTGCCTCTCATATCAGGTAATCCAAATGTTCCTAGACCTTGCAATAGCTGTGCAGGTTTGTACACATACCCAATAACTTGGAATAATAAGGTATATTCTGAAACCCTTACCTCACTGCCATCGCATAGCAAGTACCCGTCGGGTATGGTTGTACCTGCAAACGGAAATAATGTGCCCACAGGAACAGTAGCAACGTGATTTAATAAAGTTTGTTTAGTCATGCTTAACAAACCAGATCCAGCTCTATAAACTAAAAATTGATCGGTTAGTGATGAATCATCGGCGGCAGCCTTAGATGTGATAATACCAGGACTAATAGATGTATTAAACAGTGCAACTCCAGTCTGAGTTTGTCCATCAAAGCTCACATCCGGTGCAGAAACGTCACCGGTTAATCTAAAATTTGTTGGGCTTTGTAATTTGGCAGCGGCGCCGCTAATACTCCCAGTAAGCTGTCCAGTAAACACACCATTAAAGTTACCAACAAACGATTGTGCATAGATATTTCTAAATGTTGCACTAGCTGAACCAATATCATATATGCCAGTTGTTGAAGGAAGTAGGGCTGGGCCAGTTACTGGCTGACCTTCATGCAACCAATTTAGATATAGTTGGCCGCTTATTGTAGTATCATCACCTAGACTTGTTGATTTAGATACCGACAGTCCGCCTAAAGTTTTTATGCTTGCGCCGGCTATATCGCTAATATCCGAAGTTCCTAAATCATTTAAACCGGCACTGGTTGTTATAGTGCCATCTACATCAAGTGTAGAAGCTGGAGATATGTTGTTTAAACCAATTCCTATTTTTCCAAGAGGCGATACATGAATTAAAATTGAACTATTTAAATTAAACTCGATACTATTTGAACTACCCTTAGAATAAAATACCGTTGAATTGCCGTTAACTCCAATATTAAAATTTAAACTATTACCTAGACTGATACCGGCGTCAGTCTTGATATTAATAGCGTTACTCGTTAAGCTAACTTGGTCATTACGTAAGAAGCTAGAAGACGGAACTACAGTATTATTAACTAGTAATGCATCTGCAGAACTTGCTGTACCCCAAATTCTTGACAAAGATGTAGAACTTGTTGTATCAGTAGTACTTAAATTAATACCCTGATTAATATTAGCAAAACCTGCGATATATGCTTTAGGTATAAATGTATCTTTACTGATTATAGCAATTCTATAATTGTTAGCATATAAAGAAATTACCGAATAAGTTTCATTGTTCACATCGATAATTTCATCAACAATCGGACCGGTTAAAGTTCCTGTTGAGAATTGAGGGCCAACTAATAACCAGTTTGATCCAGAAAATAGATATAATTGGCTTGTATCTGTGTTAGACCACAAATCACCAGGACTGCTGTTGGCAACATCGGGAGCTGTCGCTGATTTTTTTAACGAACCAGCGGCGCCCCAAGTAGTACCATCATAGACTTTAAGTGTATTAATGCTGCCTGCGGTATCATACCACAACTGGCCTTGAACTGGGTTTGAGGGTGGCGAACTATTAGCAAAATTTTCTAATAGATGCAATAAGTCTGTTGCAATTACTGGGCCGTATCCTGCATAATTTTTACCAACAAACGTAATACTAGTTTGAGTGTTGAGGGTTTGATCGGCTACAACAATTGGAGCTTTAGCAGGATTGTTCGGCTCAGAGTAGGTTACTTGATACGTCATTTATTAAACTCCTACCAGGCCAGTCAAACTTTGTATACGCACAGTATAATCGATCTGAATCAATCTGTTTAAACTTTTTTGTACAGGATGGAAAATAACATGTGTTAACAATAAACTTTGACCAGTTGGGCTATAACTTTGTAATCCTAACTCATCAAATAAAAATGCATTAGCGCCATCAGACGTTGTATCATACGCACTCTGTGAACCAGGTTCGCCGTAATCTAATAAACAAGTTACAAATATATCAGTATAATTTGTACCGGTCACATGTCGAGTTTCAATATAATTGCGGGTTGGATCAATATTATTGCTTGAACGCCCGTCAACTATTTTAGAATAAGTTTGATTGTATAAACTAGCGTTTGATCCTGAACTATTTGGGCTTAGATACGTGATAATTCCTGTAGGATCGATAGCTGTACCGCCATTGCCAAACGCCATTTGATAGACAAACCCTTGTCCGCTGTTAGCCATGCTTTGTGCTAGAGCAATACTAATGTTTTCGTAATGGATTGCATTACGTTTGTTAACATAAATTTCTTTGGATTCAGGGTTATATATCTTAATATGCCCTTCTATATGTATTCCAGTTACGTCTTTACTCTGCATAATGGTCTCTCTTTATATGGTATTTATCAATGTTTATAATGTGCTAGTTTAATGTTATCAACGTTCTAGCTGGATTAGAGCAAGAGTTACTGTTATAGCGGCAGATGCAACACCATTATTGTATACTTTCAATTGTATGTTGTTATTTGGAACCACTTCGTCATTAAATCCCATAACCATTGGGGTAAATTTTTGTGTTTTTGCAGTAGTTGAAATCATCTCAGCTACGATTCCGTTGCCCGGAACTGGATCTGTTGTTATTGATCTGCTTGCATCTGCTGCCTGCGTTGCTGTGGAGGTATATACTGATACCCAGGCTGCCGCGCTGGTTGTTATAGATAGCAATGCATAACTTTTAAAACCAGTAATAGTAATAATGTCAAAGGAGCCTGCGGCAATTGTTTGTGTTGTTCCAGACACAGTAGTTCTTACTATAGTTGTTTGTGCGGCAACTAACTGGCTGCTACCGTTTAAGGTAACCGTAACGCCGTCAATCTTTACTGCGCCTAATGTACTAGCACTTGCAGTAGGAATAACCTGTGCTGGAGAACTGATAACTCCTGCACCACTAATTACCACCGATATACCGTCAACTTTAACGCCACCTAATACACTTGTACTAGCGGTTGGCAATGTATATTGTGCGGGAGCTCCATTTATTTTAGCGTAACTTAGACTGGTAATCCATGTGGGATCTGCATAAGAATTAGTTGTTAACACTACATTATTGATTGTAGGGGCTTGCCAAGATAAATTTGTACCGTTGGTACTTAAAAACAAGCCAGCACTTCCAACTTGCGAGGGAATTACTGTACTAGTATACAATTCAGTAAAATTAGCATTTATTTTTTGGGCACCGGTACGCAATGAATCGCCCGAATGATCGTTAGGTGCTGATCCTAAATTAATAAGTTGCTGTGACATTGTTAGTTTCCTTGGTCAAATGTAGTGTTTGTTGCATCAAATGTTCCAATTGTTGAATCAAATGTAGAATTGGATGTTGTTGTTTGTTGCAAATATTTATTGTAATCAGTATACCATACTCCAGGAGTAGCTTTTAAGAATCTAGAGATATCGCCATCGTCATTTAGAATATTAATAGAACCGTCCCAAGCTGTGCCAGTACGTCTAACAACTGTAACTTGAGTTCCTACTGCTAATTTATTAGTAAGACGAATACTAGATAAAGTACCGTTAACTGCAAAATCTGCATCTAGTTGCACATCACCTTCGGGGCTGTAAGGAGCAATATTAACATTGTGTACTTTATAAGGAGTTTTCTTTAGTCGAATATTTCCAATAAAGAAAGTCCAATTACTACTGTCTGTGCTAAATTTGGAGCTACTAGTATGCTGTGTAATACATCTGTAGGTATAACTACCCACAGTTACTACTGTTCCAACATTATAGACAACTCCTGCGGCCCATGATAAGCTAGAATCATATCCACCGACAAATACTTCAATGTCGTCTGCTTGTACATACCCTACTGGGATTGAAGATGTGTATCCTGTAGCATATGTCCATTCTGATGTGCTTGTGTACTTTCCAGTAGCAACCACACTGGTCATTGGTGTAAACCCTAGATTTACAATATTTGTACCATCTGACAATATTTGGTCAACTGTTAATTTATCACTGTATGGAATTGTTTCTGATCGACCGATATCTTGAACTTTTGATCCAATTATATGGATTTCCGGAGTTCCTGTTCCTAAAGTACCCCGACGTAATCTACTTAACACATTTCCAGTAAGAGCGAAATATTCGATTCGTTCGCCTCGGATTTCAATGATACCGGGTTTATTTTGTGATGGATTAGGAATATCAAAATTACTAGCATCTTTGACAGTGATTATAGTATCGTTCCAAAGCAAATCATTAACTAACGATGTTTGTTTGTTAAGACTTAGTCGTTTGTATATTACACGATTTAACATATCTTTAAATTGCATATAAGAAATGCTAGATGTTATTATTCTGCTACTGAAAAGCATTACTGATATATTATCAGCATCTGTTGGTATTGCTGCCAACTGAATACTGATTTTATCATCATTGACTTTATAATCAGAACTTGGAATCAGTAATGTGTTGTTCTTCATTACCCAAACATAATTGTCATCTATGACCGGTCTGTCTAGCTCTATACGACCAGTACTCAGGGCAGTATACGTATAAAATTCTAAAGTATCAGGTGTTATACTTAAATCTGAAGAAATAGTTGTTGTGGTTCTTTCAACATCTAAAATGTTATGCTGATAACTACTGATCACTTCTACTACACTGTTAAGTGCAGGAGCTGT